GTTTGATGACAGGTCTTTATTTTAGCGAGATACGATCTAACTTTGTCTAGGAGTTAGATAAGAGATTGATAGACTCGCAGATACAGGGCTTGAGTTATGTGTCGTGTATCTGTTAAAAGAAGACATAACCTATGGTTGTAGACAAATATGCTGGCAGGTGTTTGGACGTGGGTTCGACTCCCACCGGCTCCATATATACTTTCTAAAACTTCTTAAAACTTCCCAAAACATTGATAATTCAATGTTTTTTATTTTTATACTTTCTATTCTTTCCCATACCTTTTTGAAATTAACAGACCCAAAAACAGACCCTTTTTTGAAAAGAGTCTGTCCTGATAGCTGATGGGTTTAAAAATCTATATAATTAGCAAATTTCTCACCAATATCATCTTTGGCCTGTTTTGTGATATGTGTGTATACATTCATGGTTGTCTTTAGATCTGAATGACCAAGACGATGCTGGACCTGCTTCAATGTCATTCCTGCTTCAAAGCACAAGCTGGCATGTGTATGCCTAAAACCGTGAATCTTGATAGGCTTGACATCTGTCCCTTTGATAATTTGCAAAAGCCACTTCCTTGGTAGTGAACTTGGAATGGGCTTTCCTTCAGGGCTTTCAAAGATGAAAGTAGTGGCAGGATTCATTTCTCTATACTCTGATAGAAGATCAATTGTTCTTTGATCAAGGCTAATCAGTCGGACACTACTCTTGTTTTTAGTAGCCCCCACAGATTCGCCCTCAAAACCTCTTGTAATGGCCTTGTTTATGTTTAGGGTATTATCTATCCAGTCGGTCCATTTGAGAGCTAAAATCTCCCCCTTTCTGCCCCCTGTGAACGCAAAAAGACGAAACATGACTTTCTTTCTCAGATCATCCGTACCATCCACTAATCTCATGAATGCTTTTAACTCATCTTTATCATAAAAATCACTAGAAGATTCACTCTCTTTTTTGACAAGAGTGGTGACACTATCAACAGGATTGGTTGAAATATAACCATAACGGATGGCATATTTGAAAATATTATTCATTAACCCTTTCAACTTCCGCCCATACACCAATTTTCTGGACCATTCATTGACCTGTTCCTGCAATTGAAGAGGAGTGATGGAAGCTATTTTTTGACTACCAAAAACAGGATAGATGTGATTTTTGATATTTCTTTCAGTCTTGATGTAAGTGCTATCCTGAACGGTATCAGCGTACTCTTTGAGCCACTTCTTTGCGATTTCCTCAAATGTGATGTCTTTTTGGGATTGTTCCCCATTTTCCAAATCGTCCTGAAGTTGTAAGAGTGCCGCCCTTGCCTTTGCTTTGGTTGGAAATCCTTGACGCTTGACATACTTATCTTTTCCGTTTTCTTTACCTACATAGATCCTAAATCCGTAGGCTGTATCACCATTCTTCTTTTTATAAGATTTTATTTCCATTGCGTTTTACCTCATTTCTTGATAAAATGGGCATAAGAAAAAGACCTTTTGAATGGCTTTTCTTACACTGTAATCCTCACACTCAATTTTTGGCGAAGGCGAGTGTGGGGATTTTTTTCTTATTTAATTATTAAGTATCTTCATCTTGCCACCATGCTCTTGAGCAATTGTTGTTTTATCTGCATCAGAAACTTTAACTATTAATTCAGGAGTATCTTTCTCTGGGTTAATTTTATAGTTGTTTTCTTTTGCCCATTTTTTAAACAACTCATTTTTTTGTTTAAGAAATGAATTAGCAAGATAGATTTTACGACTTGTACTTTCAGCACTCCACGATTCTCCAACACGGACAGAAACAGCAGTAGCATTTCCACCTGTAACAAATTCGATTTTATCACCATTGTCCAAGACTTCCGCATTTTCTCGTAAATAAATTGCGAACTCTTCCCCAAGCTTATCCGTCATTTTAAAAGTGTTGTTTTTAATAGTAGCAGACTTTTCTGCACTACTTGTAGTTTTTGATTTTGGTTTAGTTAGAGAGCTTATACCGCCAATAACAACCAAAATAATAAATATTATAAACCAAACTTGTTTATAAAAAGGCTTACTTTTTTTCATTAGATCCTCCTATTTAACTAATTAGTGAATTAAACTCGTCTTTAACCATCGTTTCATTTGCGATGGTCTTCAGACTGTATTTTTCCATAAAATGAAGATAATTAAAATCCCTAATATCATCCATTAGCTTCAATTCTTCTTCAAGCAAATGATGAATCATGCTTCTATCAGCTTGTAATTCGCAAAGCTCTCTATTCAATTCATATTGAACAGGAGTGTGTTCTTTATGACCTAATTCATGAAGAGCTACTTGTTTTTGATCTTCCACAGACAAATTAATGTCCAGGGCTAGAATATTAAGAGCAGGATTGAAAAATCCAGGGCTGTGCCAATTACTTCCGTCAAAGTAGCAGAGATTTACACCTTCTTTGGCACAAAGCTCTTGTACTGTCATATAATGTACCTCTATTTATTTTTTAAATGAGCCTCAAGGACAGCAGTGATGAAATCAATATCTTCTTCGGTCAATGGCTTTCCATCAAACAGCATGGATTGAGCCGCAATATCACGCAGATCCAATGGTGCAGAAGCATCACCATAGTTTGCGATATTCGGGTTATCAGTTCTTCCCAATAAGTAGTCTGTAGAGACATTGAAATAATCAGCAACCTTTTCTATTTTGTCACCGCTAGGCATAGAGGTTTCCCATTTTCTTAAACTACCATTGCTGAAATCTAGCTTTCTTTCCAGTTCAGCCATGGTCATTTGATGAGTAGCTGCCAATAACTTGATTCTATCAAGTAGACTCATTTTTTCCTCCTTTTTTTTAAAAAAAACTTACAAAAATGTAAAATTTTCTATTTTATCTGTTGACAAGAGGAAAATTTTCTATTATACTATTCTTGTAAGTTAATTTAAAAGCTAAAACAGTAAGTTAAAAATATCTATTAAGTCCGCCAAGACAACGAGATAACAACTTATTTTTATAGCTCTCTTTTCTATACCCTAATGATAGAATATTTTCTATTATTTGTCAACGGAAACGAGATTATTTTCTTATAAAATTTTCGAAAGAAAGGAGTGCCTGGATGCTATACGACAAAATAAAAAATATAGCTGAGCAAAAAAATATTTCTATTTACAGAATCGAAAAAGATTTAGATTTAAGTAATGGAAGTATAAGAAAGTGGAACTCAAGTATTCCGTTATCACAGACTTTAAAAAAGGTAGCTGACTATTTGAACGTTTCAATAGATAAACTGATGGAAGAATAAAGGAGCTTTTATGGTACTAGAACTATTTGGAACTGAATTCAAAGAAAGACTCTTTGAAGAACTGGTTGAACTAAATCTAAAAGCATTGAATGAAGCTAAAAGAAAATCATCCAGATACGCCACTTGGGTTCCCATCAAGAAACTTCAAGAAGAGACTGGTTGGGGCAGAACCAAATTAGAAGAGTGGAGAGATCAAGGTAAATTCCAGTATCAGCAATCTGGAAAAGGCGGGAAATACCTTTACAATCTGGAAGATGTTCAGAGGTTTTGTCAATCAATGCAAAAATAAAAAGCACCCGAAAAATCAGGCGCTTAACAAAATTACTAAAACAATTATAACACAAGGAGGACGCACATGGCAATATCTAGAGATATGACAGCCACAGAAGCAAATATCCTTAACTACATCAAAAAATACGCAACAAACGAAATGCCAGTTACAGCGGTTCAGCTCAGACAAAAATTTCACTGTGGCAAGAGAACAATAGAAAATATCATTGAAAGCTTGCGTGTAAATTTTGGACATCCCATAGTTGCAAAGAAGAGAAAGCCCAATGGGTATTACCTTCCTAAAAATGATGAAGAACGGAATGAGGGATTGGCACCCTACAAGCGCCAAATCTTGACAGAACAAAAGAACCTGGCAGCAATCATGGCTGTTAACTTGAATGAATATTGGAGGAATTAGAAATGTTACTAGAAATTATTATCGCTTTATTGATCATGGTGATCTTGCTTCAAATGATTATTATCAGCGCAATCAGCGAACGATGCAAAGAGTCAAAACGAGAACTCAAGAAAATGATTCAAGAACAGCAACGCATCCAAGAAGCACGGGAAGCAATGCGCTTCGGCTATCGTAGATAGGAGCAACTAAATGGCAGAAAATATGAATGTACTGCCTCATGATCTTTTAGCTGAACAAGCAGTGTTAGGTTCTATCTTCCTTGATCCTGATAAGATTCACATTGCTTCCGAATATCTGACAAAAGATAGTTTCTTCAAACTATCTCATGGGATGCTTTTCAACATTATGCAGGATCTATCAGATAAAGGAGATCCAATTGATCCCGTATCTGTCAAATCAGCCCTAGACTCTATTGGGCAGTTCGAGCAGGTCGGAGGAATGGCATTTCTTGCAAGTCTGATCAATGCAGTGCCTACAAGCGCCCACATTGAACATTATTCAAAAGTTGTCGCTGAGAAATCCAGAGCAAGAAAAGTCATCGAAGATCTAAGCCAGAGTATTTCAAATGTTTACGATGGTCAAAAAGATTTGAATGAGATCCTTTCTCAAACTGAGCAGAATTTGTCAACAATTTCAAGCGAGCAGAAAAAAGGATTCAGGCCCATCATTGATGTGATTGATTCAACTCAATCAATTCTAGATGAACGCTCTCAGAAGGTTGGTGATGTGACAGGAACCTCAACAGGATTCACTGATTTTGACCAAATCACAACAGGCCTTCATGAAGATAATTTGATCATTATCGCTGCAAGGCCTGCAATGGGGAAGACAGCATTTGCCCTGAACATTGCTCAGAACGTGGCCAAAAGTTCAGATAAAGCAGTAGCAATCTTCTCGCTTGAGATGGGAGCAGAAAGCTTGGTGGAGCGTATGCTGTCAGCAGAAGGCTTGATTCCATCGTATCATGTCAGAACAGGGAATCTCTCTGAGAGCGAATGGCGCAGAATGATTTCAGCACAGGAACGACTAGCAAAAGGGAAGATCTTCATTGATGACACAGCAGGAATCAGAATTTCAGAAATTAGATCAAAGGCCAAAAGACTGGCTCAAGAAAATGGCGGTTTAGGATTGATTGTGATTGACTATCTTCAACTAATCGAAGGAAGAGGAAGAGAGAATAGACAACAGGAAGTCTCTGAAATTTCAAGACAATTGAAGATCATAGCCAAAGAATTGAAAGTCCCTGTCATCGCTCTCAGTCAGTTATCTCGTGGAGTTGATCAACGGAATGATAAGAGACCTATACTTTCAGACTTGAGGGAATCTGGATCAATTGAACAGGATGCTGACATAGTAGCCTTCTTGTACAGAGAAGCTTACTACAAGCGTGATGAACAAGAAGAGCCAGACAATGTGACAGAACTCATCCTTGAAAAAAATAGGCATGGGAGTCTTGGAACTGTCCAGCTATACTTCCTCAAAGAATACGCAAAATTTGCAAACAAGGAGGCCTGATGAATGGTAACTGAAAACCGTAGATATTACTGGTTACAACTAAAAGATGACTTCTTCAACTCCAAGGAAATGAAGCTAATGCGGAAACTTCCCGGAGGAGAAGAGATCACAATCATCTATCTGAAGATGATGCTTGTAAGTCTATCAGAACAAGGAAAATTGTATTTTGAAGGATTGGCTGAGGATCTAGCTGAAGAACTATCACTCATTATTGATGAAGATCCTGAAGCAATTAGATTGACATTGATGTTCTTAACTAAAAAGAAATTGTTGACAACATCAGACAATTATCAGTTCAATCTTGAGCAAGTTCCAGAAATGATAGGTAGTGAAACCGCTAGCGCCCGTAGAGTTCGCAAACATCGAGAAAATCAAAAAGCGTTACAATGTAACTCCGATGTAACAAAGTGTAATGGAGATATAGATATAGATATAGATATAGATATAGATAAGGGGCAAAAGCCCCAATCAGATGTCTATGAAGAAATTATCAAATATCTGAATGAGAAAACTGGTTCACATTTTAAACCAACTAGCAAGTCAACTCAAAGGCTGATCAATGGAAGATTAAGTGAGAACTACACAATTGAAGACTTCAAATATGTGATTGATGTTAAGACAAACGAATGGAAGGACAACACAAAGATGTCTAAATACTTAACACCAGATACACTCTTCAATGCTAGTAAGTTTGAAAAATACCGCAATCAGCAAATGCCTAAACAGCCAAATGTTCAGAAGCAAGATGAAAGGTTGGGATTTTAATGAATGAAGAAATTGCATCTTGTGAAAAGCATGGCTGTCAGATCCAGCATGCAAAAGTAAAGATCAGTGGATCAGAACAAATCATTGCAATTTGTCCTGAATGTGAAAAAGAAGAAATCCTGAAGATGGAATCTCTCTTGAGACAGGAAGCGAAAATCAAAGCCCTCTTGTCTCACACTTATAAAGTATTTGAAAGAGAGAGCATCTATTCTCAAGAGTTGAGTGATAAAACATTAGAGAATTATGTAGCAGATAATCCAACCAATGAACAAGCTCTCAACTTTATGAAACGGATGCTGAGAGATTATCTGAAGTTTGAAACAGGGAATGTGATCCTAAGTGGACCGCCTGGAATCGGAAAGAGTCATCTGTCTATTGGATTAGCAAAAGCATTGAATGAGAAATCAAAAGAATGTGAGAATCCAAAAAGTGTGATCTTCATCTCAACATCAGCTCTCTTCAATAAGATTGAAGAAAGCTTCAATGGTCGAGGAGACTTCACAGAGAACTATGCTGTGGACCTACTCAGCAAAGTTGACTTTCTCTTCTTGGATGATTTAGGGAAAGAAAGCAGCATGAGCGCCAATCTTAAAGAGGCGAATGATTGGAGACAAAGGGTGCTATTCAAAATATTGGATAGCAGGCAAACAACATTCTTCAACACTAACTTGTCAAGTAATGGCATCAAAACAATCTACAATCAAGCACTTGCTGACCGAATCTTCAAGGGAGCAAGCAAGCACATTTATAAATTTCCTGAAAGCATGGAAAGTCGGAGGTATTAACGAATGGAAAACAACAAACTAAAGGATCTAATTTCAAAAGTTCAAAAATGGTTTTATGACCGCAACTTACACACTCAAGAACCCAATAAGCAATTCCTGAAGCTCTATGAAGAAATCGGTGAGCTGTCGAGAGGAATTGCTGAAAAAGATGAAGAAGTGACTAAAGATAGTATTGGAGACATCACTGTTGTATTGATCGGCTTGACTCTTCAACTTGGAATCAACACAAAAGAAATTTTCCCAGAACAAGAGAAATTCATTTTCTCAGAAGCTGCAAAAACAGAAGATTATTTTGTATTGATGGTTGATCAAGCACTGGCATCTTATTTTAACCGTCAAGGCTACCAACTCAAAAGCGTAGTACATGAATTGATGCGAATTTCTCAAATGCTGAACTATGATTTTGTGGAGTGCTTAAATAAAGCCTATGAAGAAATCAAGGACCGCAAAGGAAAATTGGTTGACGGTATTTGGATTAAGGAGGAAAGACTAAAATGAAAGAACGGTCATTTGAACAAATTCTAGAAGAAATGAATGATTCAGTGAATAAGCCAAATCACTATTGCGGTGAATATGGTCTGGAATCCATTGATGTCATCCGGAACTTTGCAGGAAATCTGAAAGGGGTTCAGGGATTCTATTGGGGAAATGCTATCAAGTATCTATGTAGATTCCAGAAGAAGAATGGGCTTGAAGATTTGGATAAGGCTAAGAAATATCTTGAATGGCTCATTGAGGATTTGAAAAAAAGTCATGAACAGGAGTGACAGCATGAGAGATTACACGAGAAATCAGATGGATCACTTTCGTCAACAATTGCAATTGTTGATCCTTGGTAAAGGACTAACACGCAAAGAGCTGTCAATGAAATTGAATAGAAATCCAAATACAATTCAACAATGGATCACAAACAAAAATATAAAACCAGCTCATGTCCAAGAATTATGCAAATTCTTCAACATTGACGAGAAGGCACTGATGGGAGATCCAGAAGAATTGACAGATTATAGATTCTTTGATCAAGGAAAATACATCTGTACTGCTCCAATCAAAGAACTAAGCAAGATCACTGGCAAAGATGTGTCAATTCTCAAGTATTATATACACTTGAATGAACAAGGAAGAGAAGCTGGCCAGTATAGAATAGAAAGGGTAGTTGAAGATGAAAAGTAAAATCAATTGGCTGATTATTAATTTGATCTCATTGGCAGTTATTTCACTAGTCATTGCTATCAATCTCAATTCTAGATTAGTAGATCAAGAAAACAAAATCAAAGATATAGAATGGACGATTCAGGAGCATGAGTTGAGCATTCAAAGAATGGCAGAACAAAATACTGCACAAGATGTCATTTTGAATAAATTAAATCAAGAATATCAAATGCAGGAACGCAAGAAAGCAGAAGCGCTCAAGGAAGCTGCTGAAATGAATAATGTCGGAGGATAATAATGATTAACAATGTGACTCTTATTGGTCGATTGACCAGAGATGCAGAACTACGCTACACACCTAACAACATCGCAACAGCTCAATTCAATATTGCATGCAATCGTAATTTCAAAAATGCAAATGATGAATATGATGCAGATTTCATCAACTGTGTGATGTGGCGAGAACAAGCAGAACGCTTCTGCAATTGGACGAGAAAAGGAATGCTTGTGGGAATTGTTGGACGAATCCAAACAAGAAGTTACGAGAACCAGCAAGGACAACGTGTATATGTGACTGAAGTTGTCGCAGAAAGTTTCCAAGTTCTTGAAAAGCGTGACAATACCGCAAATCAAAACAGCATGACGGAACAGATGCCACCAAGCTTTGCAAGTCCAATGGACATAACAGATGACAAATTACCATTCTAAGAAAATCAAATATTGAAGAGGAGGATTTATAAAATGGATGATTGTACTAAAGTTTTAGTGTATGGTAGCTTTGACGGGTTTGCTCATTCTACAGATGGTTCACTATTAATTAGTGTAGTTCTTGATGGTGGCGAAAAAGTAGATATACCAGAAGAGTTTATTGTAAGCGCAGATCAAATGGTCAATAAATATAAAATTAAACTAAAAGACGTTATCGCACGAATTGAAAAGTTTGATCTCGCAACTAAAGCAGTATGGATCAATGAAATTTTGAATGAATTGGGTAGCGAATATGGGGCTTTTAAATATAAGGCAGGTTATGAGCAAGGTAAGTTTGATGGTGCTATGGAACATGAGAAAGTCACAATCCCGCAGTTTGTGGCGGACTATATAGATTTCAAAAAAACATACGATTTTCATATTTATGGGGCTATGAGAGTGATTGAAGATCATTATGATAAGAGAGTCCAAGAGTGGTTTTACGAAGGCAACATTGAAACTTTTGTCCGTGCTTGGTTGGACGGCTACACAGTCGAGAAAGAACCAAAGTACACAGTTAAGTTAAAAAACACAGATGATTACCTGGTAAAAACAAACAATGACGACTACCGTTTTTACAACAACATTTACACAAATAGAAGAAAACACACCCGTAAAGAAATTGAAAATGCTGGGTTTGGATGGGTTTTTTCTTGTGAAGGTGTAGAAGTTGAGGAGGTGGGAAAATGAACAATGAGGTATATGAAGAACTGGAAAAACTTATGAGCTTATTTCCTGATTCATTTATAAATAGACAACTGGAACTAATTCTTATTCCAAAAACTAACACTTACTTTTCTTTAAAAGACTGTTTTACAAAGAAAGATATCATCTCAAAGGTGTTGATGTGGTGTACTAGGGATATAGCTAAAGCCAGACCATATCAGCAACAAAAAAGGAATATTGCATTTTATGTAGACAATCGTATGCGTTTGGAAAAATATTTAGGTGTGGACATCAATGTAGACGTAGTTTATCATTGTCTAGGAAATGGGATTAACAAAGAATTGACACACAAGTTTATTGATAGTAGATTCAACATGGAAATTCTATATTTAGAAGTTTAAGAGGTAATAGAATGACACGACCAAACAGATATCCGTACACAAAAAGTCAGTGGGAAGAAGAAATAACACTAGTGTGTTCTGGTGATGGTACCAGTTTTAAATTGAGAGTAGAGCGTAATAGAATTACAGGCGAGGTGAAGAAATGAATTACAAAGTAACAGCAAACGGTAAAGAAATAGAGTATGGTGCATTAATTGAAAAATCACGTTTTTCAGCCGAAGAATGGTCCGCTATTTATGCTGAGATCGTTAAACAAAATCAACCAGAAGTTTTTGAACGTAAAAAGTTAGACAGTGATTACATCGATGCATTTGATGCTCTAATTGCTCTTGAAGAACGTTATGAAGCGTTGCTTGAATTGTTGCCGCAGGATGAGTTCTCTTACGCTGGCACGCATCCAAAATGGGTAGCTGATGCAGTCGCAGAAAATACCTTAAACAAGTCGGATGTGATCTGCGATGTATCTGATATGATTGAAAGATGCGGAAATATAGAAGAATTGAAAAATGAACTAATAGAGTATTTCGGAGTAGACCAATGACTCTACAAAACTTTATTTATTTACTATTCTCACTGGTCTGGATATCTGGTCTAATCTGGGCTAGTGTGATAGCTTTTAAAAATAGGAGAAAGAAATGAAGATGTATGTTGTAAGAAAGTATCACGGACATGCAAGTTGGATTGATACCAAGCATTTAGCTGAATACACTGAAGCTGAATTCGAGACAAGACATGAAGCTCTTGCTCACTGTGAAAGACTAAAAGGAAAAGGGATAGTAGAAATCTATCAAAGAGAGGTTACTGAATGAAAAAATTAAACAACAGAGAATTGTTTAACCTTGATCAAGAATTATTCAATTTTCGTGGAATTGACCGGGCAATCTGGACACGCAAAGCAGAATTGATGGCAAAAAACGGAGATGATCTAGTTGGTGGTGGTAATTCTGGCATCAGCAAGCCAACAGAAAACACAGTGATGAAATTCGCCACTGATGTGACTCTGAAGAATCTTGAGTTATTCAAAGAGACTGTTGAATCCTTCAAGAAGCAACTGACAGGAGAACAGCTTGACATCTTCTATCTAAGATGGGGGCAAGCCAATCTTGACTGGGAAGAAATCGCAGAAAAGCAGTTTGTCAGCAATGCTACAATTTACCGCAAGCGTGCTGGCATCTTAGAAACGTATGCCAGAATGAAAGGTGTACTATAAATTGAGAATATAAGTTATTGTATTCTCACACAAAATAAAATACTATAATCTTGTTCATGATAATCACATCATGGATGAGAGGGTCTCCTAATAGTGGTTAGGGAGTTAGCTCAAAAGGTTAGAGCATGCTGGCGGAAAACAGCAGATGCAGGTTCAATTCCTGTACTCCCAATTCCTTATGAAAATCAATTTTAATATAGAGAGGGGGAACCGTATGGAAGAGGTCTCACCCATTAAAGACACAGATGACATTCAAGCGATGAAAGACTATCTGAGAGAATGGAATGAAATGTATTACATGCTATTCATCACTGGTCTCAATACAGGCTTGCGTGTTGGTGATATCCTCACACTCAAAGTCAAAGATGTTCAGGGATGGCACATCAAGCTACGAGAAAGAAAGACTGGCAAACAGATTTCCCGTAGAATGACGAAAGAGCTGAAACGAGAAATGAGGAAGTATGTTGAAGGGAAGCCATTCCATCATTTCTTATTCAAGAGCAGGCAAGGAGGAAACAAGGCCATCACTCGTGAACGAGCCTACCAGATCATCCATGAAGCTGCTGAAGAATTGGGCATTGACAATGTGGGAACTCATACAATGCGCAAAACATTTGGATACAAATACTACAATAAAACAAAGGACGTAGGCACACTACAGAAGATGTTCAATCACTCGTCTCCAGCAATAACGCTGAGATATATTGGAATTGAACAAGCTGAACTAGATGATGCTTTAAGAAACTTTGTTATTTAATTTTATAATTTTGACATTAACATAATGAGTTAGGCATAAGCTAAAAAAAGAGAAACGAATGAAAGCTATATCCTAAAAGGATTTCAGAAACAAGGCGAGCTTAACAAAATATAAGATATGTGAAAGTGAGGGGCAAAGATGACTCTAAAAGATGCAATCTTAAAAGTAAAAGTACTTGATAGATATGAACTAGATAAAGAATACATGAGATCAATAGTCAAATTGGAAAATGATCTCACAGTAGCATTACCGAGTAGTTTAATTCACTTTGAAAAGAAAGCAGTTATACCGAAGCTTGTGGCCGATTGGATCTTCAAGGCGCAATTAGTTGAAAGATTTAATTTGCGTACAGCAATTAAAAATGTCACGATTGACCTTTATTTCAAAGAAAGCAAGAAAGTAATAGAATGGTTGGATAATGATGGAAATCAAGAAACCTTTGCTAGAGCTTGGTTGGATGGCTACACAATCGAGAAAGAAAAGCGGTATCGAGTCAAGCTTAAAACTTTGAATGACTATTTAAACGAAACGGAGACTGGAATACATTTTTATAATGATTATACAAACAATAAAACATTCACCCGTAAAGAACTAGAAGATGCTGGTTTTGGTTGGGTGTTCGATTGTGAAGGAATTGAAATAGAGCAGGTAACGGAATGAATACAAAATTTAGAGCATGGGACGAAGAAAAACAAAAAATGTTTTACAGGGTCATGGTAGGCAATTGTGATCAAAACGATGAAAATCGTAATTGTCCAGTAGTCTACTATGAGGGCAGTGGATGGAAGCACTTCGAAGATTTGAAATACATTACTCAGTCAACACGCACTTATGACAAAGAAGGTAAAGAAATATTTGTAGGGGATGTCCTTCAAATTGATTTTGTAAAAGCTATTGTCCGCTTTGGGAAGTATCGCTACCATGAAGAAAAGGAAGTACTCTCTGGAAATGGTTTCTATCTTGAATGTTTAAATGTCATGGACCCAGATTGTATTTCACCTTATGAACCAGATGTATTGGATAAAGCTGAAATCATTGGGAACATTTTCGAGAACCCAACACTAGAATATCATTTTATAGGATTGAGACCGAAGGAAGTTGAGGAAAAGAAATGAACAACAGCATAACGATAAAGCAATACACAGATATTCCGTTACTAAAAAGTGCAGTAAATGAATTGAACACGGATATCAAGAATAATCCAGGTTTGAAATATGAGATTGTAGGATATTCAATTTGTAAAGATGAAACATTCTGCACAACCGTTTCAAGTATCCTTGTACGTTGGGAAGGAACACCATTCCAAAAATGAGAAAATAAGCTCTTGTTTTCTCACATAAAATAAAATATTATGATAGCATAGCTTCAAGTATGAGAGGGACAGACCAAAGAGATTGGCTGTCCTTTTTGCATGAGGAGAATATATGTATAACAAAATAGTTAGACCATCCTTGAAGACAAGGAAGTGGGAGAAGTTCAGAGATAAGATTCTAAGGAAATATAATTATCTATGTCAAGAGAGTTTGAGATATGGAATATCAGAACCAGCCGAAATGGTTCATCATATTTTTCCAGTGTCCGAATATCCTGAACTAGAATTCCAAGAATGGAATTGTTTACCTCTCACTAACAAGCGACACAATACTTTTCATGACAGAAAGAATGATAAAGTTATTGGTCAAGGAATTTTTTGGCAAAAGAAACGAAAAAGGGAATTTTTGAATTTTTACAAAAATCGAAAAAATGAAATTTTGTAAAAATCGAATTTTTCAATTTTTCAATTTTTGAATTTTTCGATTATCCCCCCCCATAGAAAAAAATATTTTTCGAGCGTCTGGGAACCGGTGAAGGGAACTTTTTCCAAGTCGGGACCGCTCAGACAAAAAGGGGATAAAAACTAAAGGGATTTCAGAAAGGAGGCCTAGTTTTTGGCAAAACCAGTAACAGCTAAGTCAATCAAGTCAAAAGTCATCAAACAGATGAAAGAGCTTGGGACCTATCGCAAAGAATTTGACATGATCATTGACATCTTTGCAGGCATGCTATATCAGTATCAGAAACTTGCTCAAGATTATGCTAATATGGGATACCCTGTCACAGATGTCTATGTGAACAAGGCAGGAGCTGAGAATGAGCGAAAGGTCCCAATCCTCACAGCGATGGAAATCCTACGGAAAGACATACTCAGTTATTCCAATCAATTGATGATGAATCCTAAATCACTTGGTGAAGTGGTAGAGCAAGACAATGAATCAGTTCTCACAGAGGTTCTGAAATTCAAAGACGAGATCAAGAAGAAACGGGTGAAAGCTGATGGGTAACGTGGAGAAAGCTAAACAATACTCTCAACACGTTCTGGACCATCAGGAAGAGCATTGTGAAGAGAACATTTTAGCAGCATCACGCTTTCTGAGAGATTTAGACAATCCAGAATTCGAGATGGATGAAGACATGGTTGATTTTGTCGTTCATTTCATCGAAAACACAATTGTCCATCAGCAGGGTGATGATATGTTTGCGGTCTCAATCCGTAACAAGCCATTGTTACTTCAACCGTGGCAACATTTTGTGGTAGTCAATCTCTTTGGATTCTATATCAAGGGAACAAATGAGAGACGCTTCAAAGAAGCCTTGATCATGCTTGCCAGAAAGAATGGCAAGACTTCCTTCACTGCTGCAATCGCTCTGGCTTATCAGATTCTAGATACAGATAGCGGTTCAAAATGCTATATTGTAGCCAATTCTGTCAAGCAAGCCTTGGAAGCCTTTGGCTTCTTGCGGTTCAATGTTGAGCGATGGAATGACAAGAACATCCGTATCAAAGATAACAACCAAGAACATTCCATCACTGCCAATTTTGGCGAGGAAGGTTCATTTTTTATCCAAGCACTGGCCAATGATGAAAGCAGGCTTGACTCACTCAATGGGAATGTCATCATCCTAGATGAAGCCCATACTATGAGAAATTCCAAGAAATACGGTCTTATGAAGAAAACAATGTCAGCATACCGAAACAGTATGCTTTTTGTTATCTCCACAGCTGGGGACATTCCAACAGGCTTCCTTGCTAACCGTCTGAAATACTGTCAGAAAGTCCTGAAAGAGCTGGTCAAAGATGATTCATTCTTCATTTTCATCTGCAAGGCCAATCAGGCTACTGATGGAGATGTGGGAGACTACTTGGATGAGAATGTTTTGAAGATGGCTAATCCTTCATGGGGTGTGACTGTATCGCTCAAGGCCCTCAAGGAAGAAGCAGAACAAGCCTTGAATGATCCACAGACCAGAAACGAGTTCTTCAATAAGACTCTGAATGTCTTCACTAACTCAATGAACGCTTATTTCAATCCAGATGAGTTCATTGCTAGTGATGACTGCTATGATTGGACCATTGAGGAACTTGCAAGGCTTCCTATTCGATGGTATGGAGGAGCTGACCTTTCAAGACTGCATGACTTGACCGCTGCTGCTCTCTATGGTGTATATAACGATGGTGAAAAAGATGTTGATATCTGTATAACACACGCTTTCTTCCCTCGTGTCAATGCTCAGAAAAAAGCCAATGACGATGGCATCCCACTTTTTGGGTGGCAATCAGATGGATGGCTTACGATGAGTAACACTCCAACAGTCCTCTATGATGACATTGTTAAATGGTTCATAGAGATGCGACAGAAAGGCTTCAAAATTGCTGCTGTCGGTATGGACAGGAAATTTGGTAGAGAGTTCATGCTAAAAATGAAGCAAGCTAAATTCAAAATGATTGACCAGCCTCAGCTATTCTATTTGAAATCAGAGGGATTCAGAAGAATTGAATTGAAAGTGAAGAATAAAGAATTTTATTATGTGCATTCGGACGCTTATGAGTATTGTGTCAGCAATGTCAGAGCTATTGAGAAAGTGGATGACGCTGTCCAGTATGAGAAGTTAGATGGTGATGGCGGTACAGCAAGAATTGACTTGTTTGATGCGAGCGTTTTTGCTTGTATACAGGCACTTGCTAACCTTGGTAAGAATAAGAATGTGATGGCTTACTTTGATTAGATAGAAAGGAGGTGAGAAATATGGGAATCTTTGACAAATTATTCAAGCGTGGAAAGTCTCAGACGATGTTCACAAGCTTTGGGAATTCAGATATGGGCATCATGTATGACGGTGATGGCTACATTCCACTGGCAAGAAATCCAGATGTGATCATGGCTGTCAATAAAATTGCTGACATGGTTTCAAATATGACTATACAGCTCATGGAGAATACAAAATCCGGTGATGTACGGATCAAGGACGGGTTGGCCCGTAAGATTGACATCAACCCTTGTGATCACATGACAAGAAAATCATGGATCTTCAAGATTGTCAGGGACTTGCTCCTGTTTGGTGATGGAAATTCTGTGCTACATGTGGAATATGATCCAATGACTGACTACATCAGCAATCTCAGACCGTTTCCAATGTCAGAAGTGTCATTCAAGAGTAATGATCTAACATACATGATCCACTTCAGGGACACTGATTTCAATCCAGATGAAGTGGTCCACTTTGCCATCAATCCTGATCCAGACCGGCCTTATATTGGGACCGGTTTTAGATTGGCCTTGAAAGATATTGTGCGTAATTTGAACATGGCTACACAGACCAAGAAGGGCTTTATGAACGGAAAGAACGTTCCTAGCCTTATTGTGAAGGTCGATTCATCAAGTGAGGAACTAGGTACTGTTGAAGGTCGGGAAAAAATCGCTAAGAAATACTTGACAACAAGCCAGTCTGGTGAACCTTGGATTGTTCCTGATGCCTTGATGGAAGTGGAACAAGTGAAGCCATTGAGTCTGAATGACATTGCTTTGAATGAGTCAGTAGAAATTGATAAGAAAACAGTAGCTGGGATGTTAGGAGTTCCGGCTTTTGTGTTAGGTGTGGGAGATTTCAACAAAGAAGAATATAACAACTTTGTGAACACCACTATCATGAGCATCGCAACAACGATTACTCAGACACTTACAAGAGATCTACTGACCTCAACCACACGTTACTTCAAATTTAATCCACGTTCGCTGTATTCATACGACATTACAGAGCTTTCAACTGTTGCTCAACAAATGACCAACAGCGCTGCAATGCGTAGAAATGAGTGGAGAGATTGGGTGGGTATGACTCCAGATCCTGAAATGGATGAAATTATTGTTCTTGAAAACTACCTTCCGCAAGGGGAGTTAGGCAATCAGAACAAATTAAATAAGGAAGGAGGAAATGCCAATGAAGAAACGTAATTCATACATCGCTACTCAATTTGAAACACGAGAAGAACAAGAATCTGGTGACTTGATCTTGAGTGGCTACTTCATCCGGTTTGATGAAGAAACTGAGCTGTGGCCAGGCTATTTTGAAGTGATCAAACGTGCAGGAGTGGAAGAAGCCATCAAGAATGCTGATATCCGTGCATTGTTTAACCACGATCATAACCTAGTATTAGGACGCACAGGGAACAGCACAGTGAGTCTCAAAGTTGATGACAAAGGCCTCTATGGTGACATTATCATCAACAGAAATGATCCAGACGCTATGGGAGCCTATGCCCGTGTACAGCGTGGGGATATTGTTGGTTGCAGTTTTGGATTTATGCCAATCAAGGTGGACACTGTTGAGCGTGAAGATGGTTCTTATCTTGATACCGTGCTAGAGCTTGAAATTTTTGAGGTCAGCCCTTGCACATTCCCGGCCTATCCACAAACTGAAATCGCTGCACGGAAGAAAGACTTTGAATGTCTAAAACGTGCCAATGTTGAAGCGTTAAATGAACGCAAAATGAAAATTAAGGAGAAATACAATCTATGAACAAAGCATTGATTCTGGGCGCACGTATGCGCACCAAAGCAAACAAGATTGTTGAATTGGAAGAAGTAATTGAAGAATTGAACAGCCGTTCAGCAATCGAAGCAGAAAAACTGGACCGTGCTGAAACTGAAGAAGAAGTTTCAACAGTTGAAAAAAGCCTTGAAGATCTTCAAAAAGAATTAGAAGAGAAACAAGCAGAAAAAGCAAAACTTGAAGAAGAAATTGAAGATCTTCAAAAACAAGTTGATGAACAAAATCGAAAAGCCCCAACATTCAAAGATGTTGAGCAACGTGGAGGAAAGAAATTGGAACAACGTGACGCAATTGCTAAATTCATTCGTACTGGTCAAACTCGTGACATTGAAGGTCTTAAAACAACTGACTCTGGAAGCGCTGCTTTGATCCCAACTGAAGTGTTGAAACCTCACTTCCTTGAAAAGACACGCAATCCACTCTTGGATCTTGTACAACGTGTCAAAGTAAATAGTGGTTCTGGTAAATATCCAGTCATCAAGAAGACAGACAGCAAAATGGCTTCAACTGAAGAATTGAAAGCCAATCCTGAACTTGGAAAACCAAGCATCAGCGAAATTGATTACTCAATCAAGACTTACCGTGGTTACATCCCTTTATCTCAAGAAATGATTGATGATGCAGATTATGACATCATGTCAATCGTAGAAGATGAAGTATTCAATCAAGGTGAAAACACTGAATTGTCATTAGTCGCTACTATCCTCAAATTAGCCACTCAAGCAGATGCTGCTGGATTCGATGGCATCAAGGATATCTACAACAAGAAACTTAAATCAATCTACAAAGCAAGTATTGTTGTAACTCAATCAATGTTTGCAGCACTTGACAAAGTGAAAGACAAAAATGGTCGCTACATGCTCCAAACGGATGTTGCATCACCTACAGGCTACTCATTTGGCGGCAAAACAATCTATCCAGTAGATGATACAGTCTTTGGAGCTGAAGGAGACATGAAGTTCTTTATTGGCGATGTTTCAGAATTTGTAAAACTCTTTGACCGTTCTCAAGTATCTGTTAAATGGGTTAACAATGACATCTATGGCCAACTGCTTGGACTCTTCATCCGTTTGGATGTTAAGAAAGTAGATGCTGCTGCTGGATTCTTTGGCACATACACTGATGTTGTAGCATAAGGAGGTATCACATGCCCTATACAGTAATCCGTCCATTCAAGGACATGCGTGATGAAGAACAACATGAATATCAAATTGATGATGTCTTTCCACGCAAAGGCTATGAACCTGATCAAGAGTTTGTTAAAGGACTCTTGACAGGCTTTAATTCAGCAGGTTCAATCTTCATCACTGATGAAGTGGTAAAGAAAGCTACTAAGAAAGCAGAAGAGGCTGCTGAAGAGGTGGAAACAACTACTGAGGAAGTAGAAGAAACATCTGAAGAGGTGAAAACAACTACTGAAGAAGTAGAAGAAGCCACTGAAGAGAAACCAAAGCGCAAGAAAGCAACTAAGAAAGAGGAAGAATAGCATGGACACTGGTCAGTTAGTGGAATTACTTAAAATCAAATTAGGAATTGCTTCAAATTTGCGAGATAAAACACTAGAGAAGATTGTCTCAAGCGTCATCAGCGAATTAACAAACAATCTGGGTGTTGAATTGGTTCCAGATCGTGCTGACCATGAAATGTTCATTGTTGACTTTGCTGCTTATCGCTATGAAGGTGGTGTTGATCTACCACGTCACCTTCAATGGCGCTTGCATAATCTGCAAATCTCTTCCAAGAAAGAGGTGTGAGATGTGGAATGATGAAATCACATTGATAGGTTTTAAAATTACAGGCAAGGACAAGCTCAAGCAAGATCTGGCTGAGAAAGTAAAAACTACAATTTTCTGTAAGAAGAAATCTATCACACGGTCCGAATTTTACCAAGCCAATCAGGCTGGCATCAGGCCCAATCTAATTGTTGATATTCATAGCTTTGAATATGACAATCAGGAATTTGCTGAATTTGGTGGTAAGGAGTACCGGATTTTGAAGACATATCCAATCAACCTCAACATCCTTGAATTGACCCTAGTGGAGAAAATGACATGAGCCAAGATCTAGCCAGTCAAATCGCTAAAGCATTAGCAGAATATTCCACAGAAGTTGAAGAAAAAGTTGACAAGATAGCAGAAGAAACGGCAGAAGAGACCGTCCAAGAATTGAAAGCGACAAGTCCAAAGCGCTTTGGGAAGTATTCTAAAACGTGGAAGAAAAAGAAAATGGGGAAAGGTAATTTTGTAGTGCATAACACAAATTACCGTCTTCCTCATTTGCTTGAATTCGGGCATATCAAAAGGAACGGGGGACGGGTTTCCGGCATCGTACACATCAAGCCGGCAGAAGATCACGCTATTGAGAATTTTGAAAAGAAATTGAAGGAGCTTGGAAGATGAAGCTGTCAGAGTTTGCAGAAATTTTGGAACAGGCTGGCTTGCCAGTCACTTACAAGGCATTCAGGGAAGGAAATGTCCCCTCACTGCCTTACCTTGTCTATTTTGAAAGCTTGCCATCTATCACTGGTACAGACAATCAAGCATCATACAAGATTCGTACTGTCACGGTAGAATTAGTCTTTGAAAGAAAAGATGAGGAACTAGAAGAACGACTAGAAGAGCTGTGGGATGACCACAAGCTATTTTATGATGTTCAAGAAGAAAATTTTATTGAATCAGAAAGACTGTTTGTGAAGTCTTATGAAGTCTATCTATATTGAGGAGGAAAGAAATGACTGAAAACAAAGTTACCTATGGACTTGAAAATGTCCATGTGGCACCAATCCAATCCATTAGTGAAGCAGGAGTGATCACTTATGGGCAAGTTTTCCGGTTTCCGGGAGCAATGGAATTGACACTGGATCCTAAAGGAGATTCTGGGTCAGTGAAAGCTGATAACATTGATTATCACTTCATCAACTCAAATGAAGGTTATGAAGGTAAATTTAAAATTCCACACATCATTGAAGCCTTTGCTACAAAGATTTTAGGTGATGTCAAAGACCCTTCAACAGGAGTTGTCACAGAAAAAGCAGATGCAAAGACAACCAACTTTGCTCTTATGTTTGAATTCGCTGGCGATGCTAACAAGACACGTCATGTCCTGTATTACTGTTCAGCAAGCCGCCCATCTAGTGGATCATCTACTAAGAACGGAACCAACGTGAATGAACGTGAATTGAGCTTCAATGCCAGCCCTCGTCCCGGTGACCAAGTTGTGAAACGCTCCATCACATCAGCGGATGATCAAGAAGTTTATAAGAAATGGTTTGAAAAGGTTTATGAACCTACTCAAGCTTTGTAATTAAGGAGGTCTTAAATGCGTAAGAGTGTGATCATTAGTGAAAAGGAGTATGAGCTTGTAACCAATGCTTACACTCCTATCGCTTATAAGAGTGAGTTTGGGAAAGACTTCTTCCAAGATCTATTTGGAATGATCTCAAACCAGAACATCATGCAAATGGCTGAGAATGACAACAATGAAGTTGACATCAACATGTTGGCCAATTTTGACATGACCTTCTTCAATCGCCTTTTTTGGGTCTTCACTAAATCAGGGAACCCACACATCAACCCTTATGAACAATTTTTCATGGAAATGGAAGAATTTCCTTTGCAGGACATTGCTCCAATTCTAATGGAAATGATCAATGAGACAATGACGTCAAAAAAAAACCAGATGAGTCAGAATCAGCCAGTGATGAAATCTTTACAGTAGAATCATACCTTTCATGCTGTAAAGAAACTGGACTTACAATTGATGATCTAAAGCACATTTCAATTGGAATGGCTCTGGACTATCAAACAGATTATGTGAACTTGCGCACTGAAAACAAATCAGAAACACGCAAGGCCACACAGTCAGATTTTGACTCATTTTAGTCTGAAATAGAGTGCTGAGAGGAAGAATCTGAGATCAAGTTCATCGAATGGATGGACAATTGATCACAAGAATCCTTTGGGCGCTCTTTATATTTTTATACGAAAGGAGGAAACATGGCCGGTAATATTAAAGGGATAAAAATTGAAATTGGCGGTGATACACAGCCCCTTCAAAATGCCCTGAAAAAAGTAAATTCTGCCTCTGTTGAAGCAGCAAAAGAATTGAAAAGTATTGACAAGGCTCTGAAATTTGACACAGGGAATGTGACTCTATTGGCTCAGAAGCAAGAAGTGCTTCAAAAGCAAGTCTCAACTACCAAGGAGAAATTGGAAACATTGAGACAGGCACAAGCACAAGTTGAAGCTCAGTTCAAAAGCGGTGACATTGGTGCTGATCAGTACCGTGCATTTCAACGGGAAGTGGTCCAGACAGAAAATATCCTGAAGGGCTATGAGAACAAGCTTGAGAATGTCAATAAGGCATTGGATGGAAATGGGAATGCTACTAAGTCAAACCGTGAACAACTGAAAGAGCTTCAAAATGAGCAACAGCGCCTTGCCAGCGAAGGTGACAAAGTTGTCAGCTCATTCAAGCTACAAGAAAGCCAAATGGGTTCCAACGCTAGTGAAGCAGATAAGCTGGCACTTGCTGAACAAAAGATTGGGAAGCAAAGTGAGATTGTCGCCCAACAGGTCGAAAACCTTGAGAAACAACTCGCCATTGCAAAACAAGAATATGGTGAGAACTCAACAGAAGTCAACAAGCTAGAGACTCAACTGAATGAGTCTAAGGCTGCCTTCAACGGGCTTGCTAATGAGATGGAAAATCTTGGTGAGTCAGGAAAGAAAGCCAGTAGTGGTCTTGAAGAGACAAACAAGCTTCTGAAAGCTGAGTTACTGAATCAATTCTCTGAGAAGTTATCTGAGATCAGTCAGAAGTTGGTTGATTTTGGGAAGAGCGCCCTAGATGCGTTCCGGGAAATTGATGAGGGAATGGATACCATTGTCACAAAGACTGGTGCTGGTGGAAAAGCTCTTGAAGAAATGCAAGGCATTGCTAATGGCATAGCCACTGAAGTCCCTACTGATTTCAGTACCATCGGGAATGCTGTTGGTGAAGTCAACACTCAATTCAAATTGACCGGTGACGCTCTCAAAGTGACCTCAGAAGACATGATCAAGTTCTCTGAGATCAACGGGACGGATGTCACAAATGCTACAATCCAATCGAAGCAGGCAATGGAAGCTTATGGCTTATCAATTGATGACCTAACAGAGATTTTAGATAATGTAACCTACGTTGCTCAAGATACAGGGGTTTCTGTCGATGAGTTAATGAAAAAGGCAACTGATGGAGCGCCTCAAATCAAGATGCTTGGTCTTGAATTTGGTGAAGCAGTCACCCTTATTGGTCAATTCGAGAAAAACGGGGTTGATTCATCCGCAGCACTTTCTGGACTGACTAAAGCAGCCGGTGTCTATACCAAGCAAGGTAAGACCATGAAGCAAGGGCTGAAAGAAACCATTGAAGCCATTAAGAACAGCAAGTCAGAGACAGAAGCAATGGGAATCGCTATGGAGATCTTTGGTGCAAAGAAAGCCCCTCAAATGATTGATGCAATCAAACGTGGGAAATTCAACATGGAAGATTTAGGCTACACTTCACAAGTGTCAGCCGGTCTGGTTTCTCAAACTTACGAAAACACCCTAGATCCAATTGACAAATTCACTACAGCACAAAACGGTTTGAAAATCGTTATGGCTGAGGTTGGTGGAGCAATTGCTGAAACATTCGCACCAGCCCTTGACATCATTGTGGATATTTTCAAGAAGGTAGCAGAATGGATCAACAACTTGCCGGGACCCATCAAGAACTTTATTGTAGTATTTGGGTCAATTGTGACTGTGGCTGGTGTACTTGCGCCCATCTTCCTTGCTCTTCAAGCGGCCGCTGTGGCTGTCGGAACGAGTATAGGAGGGCTGATAGCTGCTGCATTGCCAATCATTGCAGTGATCGCTGCTGTTGTTGTCGCAGTGACCGGAATTGTATTGGCCATCAAGCACCTATGGGAAACCAATGAGGGATTCAGGACCGCTGTTGAGACAGTCTGGAATGCTATCATGTCAGTCATCAATACTGTTGTCAAGGCTATCTCTGACTTTGTAATGCAAATCTGGGGGACGCTAACAAGCTGGTGGAATGACAATCAACAATTGATCAGGCAGACAGCAGAAACTGTCTGGAATGCTATTTCAGCAACTATCACCACAATCATGAATGTCCTTGGGCCATACCTTGAGACTGCATGGAATACTATTTCAACGGTAATTTCAACAGTTTGGGATAACATCAAAACAGTAGTAGAGACAGCTATTAACGTAGTTTTAGGTATCATCAAGACTGTGATGCAGATCATCAATGGTGACTGGTCTGGGGCTTGGGAATCTATCAAAGGAATCGGAGAGAATATCTGGAATGGCATTGCAAGCATCTGCGAGTCTGTGTTCAATGCAATGTCTCAGATTTTATCTAATATCTGGAATACTATTTCAAGCACTGCTTCAAGCATCTGGAATGGTATCAGCTCAACCCTATCAGGCATCTGGAATGGAATTTCAAGCACGGTCTCAAGTGTATTCAATGGAATTTCAAGCACGATTTCAGGAATCTGGAACGGTATCAGCTCAACTGCATCAGGTATCTGGAACGGAATAAAAGATACCATTGGGGGAGCGATTAACGGTGCAAAAGACCTAGTTGGAAACGCTATTGATGCTATTAAAGGCTTCTTCAATTTCCAATTCAAATGGCCACACATTCCACTACCTCACTTCCGTGCTAGTGGATCACTGAACCCACTGGACTGGTTGAAGGGTAAAGGGATTCCAAGTATCGGGATTGATTGGTATGCCAAAGGTGGGATTCTAACCAAGCCCACAGCGTTTGGCATGAATGGAAATAGCTTGATGGTTGGTGGGGAAGCAGGAAAAGAAGCAGTCTTGCCACTTAACGAACGTAACTTGAGCGCTATTGGCCGGGGCATCGCCCAAACAATGGACCCACAAGGAACCGTGATCAATATCAACATCTCTGACAACATCATCAGAGAAGAAGCTGATATTGAGAAGATTGCTAATAAGGTATCTCAGAAGATAGCTGCTGAATTAAGAAGACAAAAAGAATTGAGAGGAGCGCCTGCATGGTAAAATACAACGAATTGATCATTGATGGAGTTGGAACTTCATCATTTCCATTTGATGTGATTGTTCTTGAAGGTCCTACAATTCAAGTTGGTCTTTCTAAGGACAAACTATTGAGCCATGATGGAGTCAGTGGATATATTGTTCAGTCAAACCCTCACAGGGAAGCTATTGAGAAGAAATACACTCTTCAACTCATCAACCCAACAGAACTGCAAGTCCTTGAATTTGTCCAATTCCTTTCTAAAAGAAACTTTTGGCTTGAGAACCAACAGAACAAGCTCACAAGATGGTTCTGTTATCAGACAAAGGTGTCTGACACTCAGAGAGATAAAACTAAAATGTATTCTTTAGAGGTGACATTCATTTGTCACCCTACAAAATACATGAAGAACAACGATGTTCAAACTCTTACTTCAAATGGTGTTCTCAGGCTGCAAGGTAGCTCACTTGCTTTCCCTAAAATCACAATTAGAGGGAACAGCTCATCTGAGACCAGTTTCACAATCGGGAAGCAAACCATCAAACTTGAACAGCTATCTGATAGCGCTGTGATGGTGAATGATCCACAGAAACCGAGCTTTTTGGACAAGAAAGGGAATCTGGTGAAGTGGTCAGGAGACTTCATCACAATTGACGCCAACCAAGCTCAGAAGACGGTAGGTGTGGTTTTGGGACCAGGTATTCAATCGCTTGTCTTTGAAACTAATTGGGGGTGGTTATAATTCTATATCTATTAGATAGAAATGCTCAAACAGTGAAATGGAATGGCCAGCCACTCCATGAAGCAACAAAAGCAGAAGTTGAAGAAGTAATCAATGTAAGCTATACACTCAAGGTTGACTATCCAATCGCAGACACTGAAATTTATAAGAAATTTCAGGAAGACATGCTCATCATCGCTCCCACTCCTGTCACTGGCCGGCAACTGTTCCGAATCAAAGAAATCAGCGAGCAAGATGACACAGTAAGTCTGACTTGTCAGCACATCACAGAAGACATCTTTAAGCGCTCTGTGCGTCCTATCAAGGTTTCAAATTCAACCTGTCAAATTGCCTTGAATGCTATGATTTCAGCAGTTAAGACACCACTTGGAAAATTTTCATTCACAAGTAACATCATGGACAATAGAACCTTCAACACTACAGAAGATGAAACGCTCTATAAGATCCTGATGGATGGAAAACATTCAATTGTGGGTGCTTGGGAAGGCGAGATGATTCGTGATAACTTCCTGATTGACATTCCGAAAAGCCGGGGAATTGATCGTGGTGTGGTAATCACCACGCATCAAAACTTGAAGCAATATGAACGGAACAAGAGCAGTTCCAGCATTATCACAAGACTACATCTTAAATCAACCTTCAAGCCAGAAGGAGCAGAAAAAGACACAGTTCTGAAAGTTACCGTAGACAGCCCCCTCATTGGCAGATACCCTTATATCAATGAAGCTGAGTATGAGAACAATGATCTTACTACAGAGGAAGAATTGAGAAAATGGGGTGAAGCTAAATTCAAGAATGGAAATATTGACAAAACCACTGATCAGATCAAGATTGAAGCTTATGAGCTAGATGGTCAAACTGTTCATCTTGGTGACACAGTGACCATCATGAGCTTGAAGCATGATGTCATGCTGAAGAAGAAAGCTGTAGGCTATGTTTTTGATGCCCTTGCAGAAAAGTATATTTCTCTTACATTTGATGACAAGGCCGGTCACGGTGGAGGCATGTCAGGCTCTAATGGAATTTCTGATATAGCATCTGAAATCCTTGATACAGTTCAAAAGACTCAAGAGGACGATGAATATAACAAAAAATTGAAAGTGTTGGTTGACAATGCCAATAGGGCTTTTGAAGACAAGGCAGGAGCCTTGGAAAAAGAGATCACTGATGGTATTGAACAAGCAAAAGCACAAGCTGAAGTGGTCAAAGCAGAAATCTCAGCACAGATCACTGGAAGATTCAATGATTTTAATTGGCGTATAAGCACAGAATTAGACAATCAATCCAGTAAGATTTCAGATGCAAAAAAACAAGCAGAAGCTGCATTTAATCAGATGTGGTCTTTGCGTTTAACGGCTGACAATGCATTTGAGAAAGCGCAACAAGCATCAACCCAGGCATTATATGCTATTGATAATAACGATAAAATCAAATCGGAATTGGCCGATTTTAAGAAATCAGCACAAAAATCCCAAACTATATTATCAGAAGAAATCAATGCATTTAAAGAGCAATATGGAACTAAATTGAATGAGGTTGTAAATACAACCGATGGAATTTCAACCAAAATTGCAGAAATCAAGACATACGTTGATAACGATGGCAACCGCACTGAAGAATTGAAACGTTATGTTAGAGATGAGACATCAACTAATATCACATCAATCCGTGAGGAACTGTCAACCAATTACATCAACAAATCAACTTATAACGAGAACGCAAGAACGGTTGAACGAAAATTTGAAGCGCTCACGAGCGAACAAGACGCTAAGTTAGCTACTTATAAACAAGGTATTGATGGAAAATTTACTGAAATTTCTAGCTTATTGAGTGGTAAAGTCAACCAATCTGACTTCCAGCGAGTTCGAGAGAACTCAGCATTGTATGAACGTATTTTAGGTACTTCTGAATCTGATGCACCAGACAAAATGTCACGTTTGATCATGTCTAGCCAGATATTTCAGACAGAGGTTGGGAAGTACGTTACAGATGATAACAACTTGATTGTTAATTCTATGACGATGGACAAAAATACGCTCATTTGGAACAACAACCCTAAAGCAAGCGTATCTGCCACAGATGGCATTTTTACAATCAAGGCACAAGGTCTTACTGGTTACAACTGGTCTGGTTTTACATTGCCTATTTATGTTAAAAAAATTTATCACGGTGAGACATATACATTAGGTTTTAAATACCGTATCAAAGAATATCCAGATAGCTCTTTCGCTTTTAACATAAAAAATCACGGATTAAATAAAATCCTCTTATCTTCCGATATTGGCAAGAATAGGCCACCACTTAATGAATGGCAGGAATTCCAGAAGACTTTTACCGTCCAAGAAGATTTTGCTTTTAGCGAAGATTATAACTACCCATTTTATATCTATTTAGCAAAAAATGGCTGGATTGAGTTTAAAGAACCAATCCTTGTGCGTGGGTCAAACACAGGGCCATACAAGCCAAGTCAGTTTGATGACGCTTTTGCAAAAACAAAAGCGCTGGAATCACAAATGACTTCAAAAATTGGCGAAGTGTCGGGCGCAACGGCAGAGGCTAAAAAACTTGCTATCGGTGCTCAAGCTAGAGCAGATCAAGCCGCTGGAATCTCCCGAACGGCTCAAGAAAAAGCAGAGGACGCTCAAACTAAGGCTATCCAAGTTGCAGAGCAAGCTAGACAGGCCCAACAATCTGCAGAAGCGACAAGGACTCAAGTCACACAGCTTGCTGGATCGTATGCTATCCAAAACTTAAATAGCGCAGGAGATTTAATTTCTGGTATCAATTTAGGAGCAAGTGGTTTAAATCGGATCACTGGTAGAGCCACTCACATTACTGGCGATACATTAATTGATAATGCGGTGATTAAATCTGCAATGGTTGACAAGCTCAAAACAGGTAATTTTGAATCAGGATCAGTCACTACTCAGATTTTGGCTAGTAATGCAGTAACAGCAGATAAGCTATTAGTGGATTCTGCCCTGATTAACAAGTTTGTATCAAATCAAGCCTTCATCAGGGAATTAACATCGCAAAAGGCTTTTATCACGCAACTGGCATCAATTGATTTTTCTGCAGAACACATTAAAGGGGGAAGGTTAAGCGCTAAAAATGGTTCAACTGTATTTGACCTAGACAACGGAACACTAAATCTGTACTCAAACACAGGAACAATTCGAAGAATTGATGACACGAACTCCTCTCAATTTATAAAATTGATGAAGAGCGGATTTGTTGCAGAAAAATTTCGTGATTCTAACGCTGCTTTGATGGTAATTGGAACAAATCACAACAAAGACCCGAAAGAGGTTGAACGACATGATAACAAAACATTTGCGGGAATCAGAATTTGGTCTGGTAAAGGCAATGGAGCGGAAGAAAGCCTTACAGAATTTATCGGGGACCGTGTTTTGATTTACAACAACAAGAACAATCGTAGTCCTTGGAACTTTCACAATAACATGCAAGGAAAAGAAACGTATCTTTTGCCGATGAACGAAAATGGTGTGAAACACTACATAGGCCGTGGAGATTTCTTTTTGGAAGCTCTTTATTCAAGGAAAGTATTTTTAGCAAACGGAAAAGATGTTGGAGCATATCTTTGGGATCTACTTACTTGCTTCGGTATGATGGTACGTCATGGAATGGTCACTAATACTACAATTAAAAATCATATCCAAGGTATTTTAAATGGATATGGATTTAGATAAGAGGTAATTGATGAACGAAAATAATTATGTAGCAATCATCACAGAACTGGCAAATCAACTTGCCAGCAAGTCAATCAATGAGGCTGAATTTAAGGTTCGTCTCACTGAGTCACAGCAACTTGTAGCGCAACTTGCTCAGGAAGTTGAAAGCTATCGCTCTGTCCTAGAGTCCGATAAGGACTTGATGGACCTTTTCAATGAAATCAAGAACAAAAACGAGGTAACTAACAATGGATTACAAACTACAGTTTAAATCATACGATGCAGTAGCTAACACTACCAAGGTAGCAATCAAGCAAGATTTTCCATATCGTGTATTTGAGGAAATCTTGCCAACAAATCGAATGACTGAAGATGATGCAACATTGGTTGAAGCAGTGTTGAACATCGTCCGAATGGAATTGGATCCATCTGGCGCTATCGTGGCGCTCAAGAAAGAGCTTGACAAGTCCGTTGATGCCAATAAGAACGCTATCCAGAAAATTCAAGAACTCACTCAAGAGAACGAAAAGAAAGATATCCTAATCCAAAATAACAAAGCTCTTGCTGATTGGTCTGTCCTTGTAGCTGTGACCAATCAAGATAATCCACTTGATCCAACTCTCTACAAGCGAGCACTTGAGCTTGTGGAAGCTGCTCAAGTAGGCAAGACTTACAAGCAACATGACATCTTCACCTTGATTGATCCAGACCACACTGAAAAATTCAGTGAAGGGAAACGTGTTCTTGTTCAAGTCAACTATGATTTCACCTACAATGGCGAATCCATCAAAGACTTGAAAGGCCCACTTCTCCAAAATGGGAAACTGGCAATCTACAATTGGGAAGTTCCCAAAGAAGAGAAGCAAAACAAGCCATCAGGAGATCTTGAAACTCAACCAGTAGCACATCCTGAATCCTAATTGAAGGGAGTGTGATTGATGTATCAAGAACCAGATGGAATTTTTGGAATTATTGAAGTAGTACGTGACTTCTATGATCACGGAATTGATGAACACATGATTGTATTTCTCTTGATGGCCATTGTGGCTCTAGATATCGTTTTAGGGGTGGCTAGAGCATGGGCCTATCATGAGTTCTCAAGTAGAAAATGGAGAAAAGGGCTAGTAAGCCACACAGCAATGATTTTAATCACAGCCATTGGCTATCCATTCGCTCTATACATGAATCTTGGACCCGTAGTTGATGCCTTCATTGTCGCAATGATGGCAGCCTACGGTTCCAGCATCCTTGCCAGCCTTTCAGCTCTGGGAGTTGAAATTCCTGGCCTAGATCGCCTTGTGAAACAAAATATTGATCATGAGAAATTTCAGTTAAAAGATGGCTTGGAAGAGCCTAGTAAACTAATTAAAAAAGGAGAAAAGAAAAAATGAATCAAATCACTGATATCGTAACAACTAGCGCAATGAGTATTCTTGTAATTTTGGTTGGAATTGTTGTTCAGGCAGTCAAAAAATATCTCATGACTCGTGGAGGAAAGAAAGCTCTTGAAGTAGCTGAAATCCTTGCAAACAACGCTGTCCATGCCACTGAACAAGTAGCAGGAACATTGGACATCCACGGTAAGGATAAGATGGAGCATGCTAAAACTAGCTTGATTGAGGGACTAGAAGCATATAACATCAATTTGACCAATGACCAATTGAACACATTCATTGAAGCCGCTGTGAAAAAAGCAAATGAACAATGGAAGAAATGAGGCTCTAAAATGGTAGCAACAAATGATATTTTAAGTTTTTCAGAATCTTTGGCTGATCAAGGTGTGGGAGCTGATGCAGATGGTGCATACGGAACCCAATGTGTGGACCTACCAAATTCAATTTCTATCAACTTCTTTGGAAAAGCTCTCTGGGGAAACGCTATTGACCTACTTAATTCAGCCGCTGGTTTAGGATATGAAGTAGTATACGATGCAGTAGGAGTCAACCCACGAGCAGGAGCCATCTTTGTCATGGATACACAATATCTATATGGTCATCCATACGGTCACACAGGGATTGTGATTGAGGACAGCGATGGAGTCACTATGAAAACCATTGAACAGAACATTGACGGAAATGCTGATTCCCTTTATGTTGGAGGTCCTGCAAGATACAATACACGCAATTTTGATGGAATTGTTGGATGGTTCTATTTCCCAACTGATGACACATCTGTGGCATTTGAACGGCCAGAACCATCAGAACCATTGACAATTGAATCAAGTGGATTCCATCCAGAAACAGGGACATTCACTGTTGAGGTGTCTGCTCTGAATGTACGAGCTGAAGCCGGTATTGGAGCGGAGATTGTAGCTGTATATGGTGCAGGTCAAGAAATCAATTATGATGGATGGATTGACAACGATGGCTATATTTGGATCTCTTACATTGGCGGTTCTGGAAATCGTAGATATGTAGCCGTAGGACAATCCGAAAACGGGCAACGCATTACAGACTTTGGATCTTTTAAATAAGAAACGACAGCCTTCCGAAAGGAGGGCTTTTTCTGTTATAACGGAAAATTTCATAGATGTCTGTTATAACCTCAAACAAACTATCAAAAAAATCTTTTCCTATTAAATGACTTCCTTTTATGTCTAAGATGAAAAATATAACTTGAACTTTCTTGAAAGCTATGCTAAACTAACAATGTGAGCAATGAACTTGTGGAGTTTTAGAAGTCAGTACCTAAAACAGACCCTAAAATCTAAAGACAGCTATATAATTGAGTTTTAGAAACTCCCACCGGCTCCATATATACTTTCTAAAACTTCTTAAAACTTCCCAAAACATTGATAATTCAATGTTTTTTAT